TCTATAGATTCTGACACCTTGCTTAAGTTTGATTTGTTTAACTTCCAGACTTTATTAGTGGCACCACCCACATAAAGGTATTTGTCAAGAGATATAGTTATTTCTCCACCTGACAAATCTGTGTCAAGCTTGAACTTCAAAATGTTTGTATCGGATTGCTTTTGTAGTTGTATTTGTGTACCGTCTATAATAGGCGTTTTGTACTCATAATCTGCCACATGATTGTTTATTAAATTTAATATATTACCCGCTGCATCTTCATCCAAAATCCCCTTCATTTGATTGAACCAGTTTATAAAATCGTCTTGCTCACTGGCAATCCATTGATCTAAAAGAGCTTTTTCTGCTAATAAGTCGGCTTTCATCTGGTTAAACCAATCGTCGTATTCGTCCTTTACATCATTCATCCAATTTGTAAAATCGGCTTGCTCACTAGCAACAAATTGGTCGAGCTCATCCTCCCATTGACCGAGAAGCTCATCGAGACTGATTGTCTGAAGAATACCTGTTATGAACGGCGTTTCTTCAGTACCAACCATATTAGTAATATCAGCTTGAGTAATCTCTGTACTTCCGGCAGCTCTATAAATATAACAGAGTGGGTACTGATGAAGAGTTTCACTCGAAGCCATAGTCGGTCTAACCGGATGACTTGATGGTGTACCCTGAACGAATTTGATGGAATTTGCACGTACAGCCTCTGAAGTATCTACCTCGATGACTACCGCATCAATACGATCAAACAAAACATCTGAAATAGGAGCTTCCAATGGAAGAATGGCGTCATTCAACGTCCATGTTCGATTAAACCATGCTTTACCGACCCCCACGTTTACGGTGTTCCCGGTATCAGCTTTAACTGCGAAAGCTGTTCCAATAGACGCAAATATCCCATCAATAATCAAGCCGTCAAACATACTTGATATTTGAGTTGCGTCGTATTTGCGGTCACCATTAAGTGAATTATAAAATCCATATGTTACACTCATTCAGTTTCTTCTCCTTCCTCTTGAATTGTTTGGAAAGTAGGATATATGGAAATCCCATCTTTGCTTTGAGAAATAATAAGTTCCGAAATATAAGCTCTTCCTTCATGTCCATATTCATTAGCGATTTGTACAATATCACCAACGAAGAAATCCTCTCCGTACTTAAACAACCTAGTCGCTTCAACTTCTCCTTCAAAAGCGGTTTTGACAGTATGTTCTGATAACTTTTCGTTTCCTCTAGCTTTTAGTTTTTCTATATATTGCTCGTTTGTTAGTGTCCCACCATCAACATCAGAGGAAATATCCCGGGCATCCGTAAATAACTCTCGTCGATTCAAACCGGAACCAGAACCAACAGTAGTTGTTTTACGAGAAACTCCTTCTCCTTCACCAGCAACAAGGGTTACGTTTTTCAAGTTAGCTTTAGAAGTAAAATAATTACTATTTATGATGTTCTCAAACTTCGGAGAGAACACTACATATGGATTGATGTTTTGATTGTATGATCTATCTGTTCCAGCGTATAAACTAAAAACGAATTGGTTATTGTCGTTAAGTACGATTTTAAATCCAAGGTTATTGGACTGGCATAGTTTTTTTATAACGACATATAAGTCATCGCCAGTAAACTGTGCATCGATAGTCAGCTCCGTAACTCTTGGATCTGTAGATGGCTCAAATATAAAATTGTCAATCTTACGCTCCGTTATAGATGGTGAAATTATAGACTCGTTCAACAAAGTTTCAATCGCATCTTGCAAATTACCAGTTAAAACTTTTTGACCCCATATAATACGTCGTTCTAAAATAGATTCTAGAGATCGTCCGGTGACAATAAGGTGGTTTCCGTCTTCTGTATCCGAATCTACGGCCAAATCCTCTATAATCATACAGTGTTCCGAATCTTTTAACCATAGGTAATAATCCTCTTTTAAATATTTGAGAATATCAGAATTATTTGTTAACGCTAAGCATATTTCGAAATCGCCATATTCATTATACCTATCGGTCCAGATCATTGATATAAAAGAATCTATAATATATACGGACTTAAAGTTAGTATTCAAAACTAATATCTCCATAGTTACACTCCTTCGTAGATTACTTTATTCTCGATCCAGAATCGAAGATTGGTAGTACCTGATTCGGCGGTAAAAGCAAATATATTATCACCTTTTGTTAGTGTGAACCAGTCTGGTTCTCTACCCAGACAATTCAAAATATTGATATACTGCCCCTCTCGAATTAGCGTGATGCTTTTATCTCCTTTTTGGGTTTTGATAATAATATCATCTCCAGCTACTATTCCGGAACCAGTAAGAGCTTCTAGTTTTACGGTATCAATTCTCATAATTTCCCTTGTTCCTGTATTGTAGATTGTTATGTTTTCAACCTCCCCAATAGCATGAATATGAATAGTTACACCAATCTCCATATCCCCTTTGTAAGTGATTACGTTTTCTGTCTTGAAATGAATATTACCAAACGTAATCAAAGGATCTGTTAAGGATTCATTACTGAATGGGAATTCGAAAACTGGTTCAATACCATAAAAAAATGTAGTATTATTACCATCTGGGCCAGCCGAATAAAAGTTGGGGTCGGGACAAATGATGGAAATCTGTGTTCCTTCTCTAGAACTAAAAATATTTGGTTCATTTGATTCTACATAACCAGTAGTTTTTGCAATTCGGTTATCAGTCTCGATAAGTAAATCAAGTTTTTTCTTCAAGGGAAAATACTTATAAGACTTCTGTCGGACGTCCTCAATACTTTCTCCATTAATTGTTTCAACAAATATAAATTCAAAAACGATGTTTCGCTGATTCAATCTTGCAGAATTGAACAGAGAACCGTCATTCGTGGATACTTCTGTTGTATTAATATTTGCCTTACCGGGACCAAGTCCGGAAACAGACCCGATGAGGAAGCCCGATTTCTCAGGCCTCCCCAATTCAAGTTTAATACTATCGCCTAGATAGTTTGTTACGGTAATTGATTTAATCATGCTTTCACCAACCCTTTCATCATTGAGAGCTGATTTTTAGTCTGTCTATAAATCTCAATTCGCGACAGTGCCTTAGGGGAATAGTTGTTTTGCGTGAACTGAATTATATTTCCCGAAGAAGTTGTCACTCCATTTTGAATTTCTTCATTAGCTACTCGGTTCATACCGGCACTGATAGACATAGCTTGTGTCCTGCTAAATAGTGCATTTAGTTTACCAGTTCCACTTTCAACATCGGATAAGTCCAGAACCGGTCTTATAGTCGGCTGTGTATCAATGTCCCCTTCGATCACATCGGTAATCTTAGAAATCGCCTCACTCAAACCGTTTTTAGCCGATTTAGCTATTTCGGAACCAGCTTGATAAGATTTAGAGACATAGGTAGATAGAGCATTTACAAAACCTAATCCGAAATAATTACCGATTCCAAATCCAACCTTTGAAGGAGAATGAATATCGAGTTCTTTCTTGGCTGCTCTCGCTGCTGCGGCTGCCATAGCTCTTGCTCTTGCTTCAGCGAGATAAGTATTATCGGCGATGCCAGCTGCAAATCCTTTAACAAGATACTTACCGGTATTATAGAAATCGTTGTACTTGTTCTTGATTTCGGTTAAACAACCACTTATACTCTGTATAAACGCCTTAGACGTTGCTGTGTCTTTGGATTTAATACCAGCAATAAAATTCGATGCTACATTTTGGCCTGCCGAATTATATTCCGCTTGTTTACTGTTAATCGCTTCTAATGATTTGTTTAATGCATCATTAGTAGGTATAACAATATTGGCATCGGTTGGTAACACTACTACGTCTGTCAATTCAGCCATTCGTGTTTTCCATACGTCTATGTATTCGGCAAGTTTCGCATTTGCTTCTATTTTTAGTTGTTCGATTTTGGCGTTGGTTTCGATTCGCATCTCCTCAAGTTCAGCAGTCGCTTGATTTTTAGCTAGACGGTGTTTTTCTCTCCACAGATCACTATATTTCGAAAGTTGTTCGTCTGTCATATTAGATATAGCGGTGAGTTTACCTAACGCCGATGGCCCCATCTCACGTAACTCTTCTATCAACTTAGAATCTAATCCACGTCTTGTCAAATCATCCAGTGTATCTCTCCAAGTTTTTAGAGAATCGACTTGGGTGTTTAAATTTTCTATTAATTCGTCACTACTTACGTGTTCGGGGTCCGACACTTTATCGAATAAACCATATGATTTATATATCGCGTCGGCTCTAGACTTTAATGCATTTTGATAATCGTCATTTAATGATTGTATATCTCTTTTTAAATCATCATTTATAGATTTAACTGTATCGGCGTATTCTTTTTCTAATTCTATTTTCTTATCTGTCAATTCTTTTTGTAGACGATAAACTTCTCTATCGGCCTTCTTTCTTTCTTCGGAACCCTCCATATATCTACTTTGAACTCTCTGCCAAGCTTCCAACTCTTCTTTTAAACTTAATCTGTTGTAGTACTTCTCTTTTTCAATCCAGTCTATAGAATATTGGTACGTAGCTTTAACTAATTCTTTTTGTAGACGATAAACTTCTTTATCGGCCTTCTTTCTTTCTTCAGTTCCTTCTTTATAACGTTGCTGTACTAAAGTCCACGCATCTAGCTCTTCTTTAAGACTTATTTCGTTATAATACTTTTTGTCTTCAATCCAAGATTGAAATTCTTCAATATCTTTTTTACTGTTTTCTATTATTTCGTTAGCCAGTTTACTACTACTATTTGTTGCTTTACCTATACTGTTATCTATACCGATAGCTAATCCGTCGCCAATGTGTTGTCCAAGATACATAAACTCTTTTGATGGTGAATGAATACCAAGAACATTTTTGAATTTACCTATAATACGCTCAGCCAGTTTACTACTACTATTTGTTGCTTTACCTGTACTGTTATCTATACCGATAGCTAATCCGTCGCCAATGTGTTGTCCAAGATACATAAACTCTTTTGATGGTGAATGAATACCAAGAACATTTTTGAATTTACCTATAATACTCTCACCAAGTTTTTTAATGGGTTCTGTAACTTTACGAATACCTGCGGTTAGTCCGTCAATTAAACCATCAATTATTGCGTCAGCCAAATTAAATATAGACTCAATAAGTACAGGAGTGTTTTCGCGTATAGCGTCAGCCAATCCATTGATAAAATCGATTACCATTTTGAAGCCAGCATCAATAATTCTTGGTGTTTCCTCTCCTATTGCTGTCAGGAACGCAACGACGACATCTACTGCAGATTGAACCACTCCAGGAATACCTTCAGCTATACCTCGCAGGAATTCGGAAACAACCTCTAAAGCAACTATTACTACATCTTTATTATGCTTAGCTATACCCTCAAGAATACCTATAAGAAGACGCATACCAGCATCCACCATTTGTGGAACAGCGTTAGCTAATTGCTCAAGTAAAGTTACAAGAAACGTATATAGTGCTTCAACAACAGGTGGAGTAATCTCAATAAGAATTTGAATGAGCGCAAGTGCAATCTGTTTAACGGCCTCCATGATAACGGGTAGACCATTTGTTATGACACCAGCAAAAGCTATAATTCCTTCACCAATCTTTTCAAGAACCATAGGAATTAGACTTATTAAGCTTGTTACAACAACGACTAATGCTGCTGCTCCAGCAGTACCTGCAACTGCAAGAGCCGTAAGACCAGCTGAAAACATAAGAAGACCTGCGCCTATAGCCACAACCCCTACACCGAGTAAAGCAATTGCAGCCGCAAGTCCTAATATAATAGGAGTTAATGGGGCTAATAGTAATCCAGCTACACCGACTACGCCAAAGACTCCGACAAGTGCTAATAATGATTTTCCTATTTCAACAAGATCCATTTGACCAAGGTTTTCAAGCGCTGGTGTTAGAAATCTGATAGCAGCGGCCATAACTAACATAGCTGCTGCTCCCGCTAATCCACCAGTCATCGCCTTCATAGCAAAAGTAATTATTAAGAGCGAACCACCTAATGCAGCCAAACCCTTAGCGACTTCATCCCAGGACATACTGCCCATATTTTCTAAAGCTTCTGATACAATTAATAAAGCTGCTCCAACAGCTATCAAACCGACTCCAATGCCTACAATGTCTTTTGGCATGAATTTGAGAGCGACTGTAATGGCGGTTAAGGCACCAGCCATAACGGTCATACCCTTAGCAATTTCTTCCCAACCCAGTTGACTCATATCTGTTATAGCTGATGCAAATATCTTCATAGCCGCACCAAGTACAACAAGCCCGGTTGCCTTGCTAATCACATCCTTAGGCATAAATTTAAGTGCAATGGTAACCGCCGTCAAAACTCCGGCCATGGTGGTAAACCCCCGAGCAATTTCATCCCATTTCATCTGACCCATACGCTCAACGGCTTCTGCAAATATAAGCATTGCTGCGCCTAACGCAATCATACCTATTCCAGTTGAAATCATCCGTTTAGGTTTTCCCATTAAACGGGTTGCGGCAACTACCTCTGCTAATATAATAGTTAATCCAGTAATTCCTATAGCAAGTTCTTCCCATTTAAGTTCTGAAAGTTTCTCAACTGCTTTAGCCATTATTAAAATAGCCGTTGCGAATGCTATAAGTCCAGTAGAACCCTTTATTAATTTACGAGAGGTTTTGTCAAAGCTGTTAGCCGCAATAACTAACGTTGCGGCAAGTGCGGCAACTCCAATTATTCCCTTATTAAAGTCTTCCTGATTAAGTTCGGCAAGATTCTTCATGACACTCGAGAGAATGAGAATTGCTGTAGCCATGACAAACAACTGACCCGAAATCTTAGTCATTTTGACGTTACCCAACGTTTTACCGAGAACAATCATCGAAGCCGATAATTCGATGAATAGGGCACTAATAGCAACTAGGGAAGTAGTAAGTTTATCGCTTGGGATCATTGATAACACAACAAGGGCAGCTGCCAAGATACCGATAGCTGTTGCGATTGTAAATAAGGTTTTAGCTTTTAGACTACTCTGATAAGCTTCCAGAGAACCGCGGACACCGTCGAGTATTCCAGTTATACCATCAAGGAAACCTCCGGCTCCTGATGTTATTTCTGTTAATGAATCGATAAACTTCTTGATTCCATAAATAATAGCACCAAAAAGACCAGTATTAATAAGGTCGAGAATCTCGTTGAACTCCATATTTTCGACAGTATAACTTACCTTATCAGCGAGAGCACCTAATCCTTTTCCAATAATACTTCCAAGTTTAGCGACAATTGGAGCTGCCCATTCCAGAACTTTTACGATTGCTTCAAACGCTGCTCCAAATATCTGCCCTAAACGAGTAAACGGACGGAATCTTTTTTCTGCCTTCTCCGAAAATTCATCCAAAGGTCCCATATCGATAGACTTGAAACCTTGAAATGCTGATCCTATTCTTGAGATAGCATCTTTAATTTTATCAGCTACAGTTGTAAAGATTTCTTGGATTTTCTCAAAAGCCTTACCAAATATATTTCCTGCTTCGGCAGTATCATGCAGTTTTACAAGTAAATCACCAAACCTTGCAGTTAGTTCTAAAATATCCCCAACTGTTGGTCCTCCAAATAAGTTAAAGACTTGACCCGCCACTTTAAAGACAAATAAGAAAGCGTCTTTAACCATGTCGAGAACAGCGAATAAACCCTTGAATGTTCGCTTGATTTTATCAGCGGTTTCATCTCCGATTTTTAATCTTTCTGTGAAACTTTTTAATCCTTCAGTTAACGCGTATAGTCTCTCACTCGTCATCGGGGGGAAGATATCCCTAAAGGCTTCTTTGACTGGGTTAATTACTTTTCCTAAGGCTTCGAACGCATTTGAGAATGATTCAATCAAAGCGGTTCGTCCACCAAGTTCTTTCCATCCCTGTAACATCTCATTACGTGCTTCTGCTCCACTTGCGAAAACATCCCATAAAGCATTGGCGACATCTGTCCAAAGCTCAGTTGCTTCTTCGATATCACCAAATATAATCTCCATAGTTTTCATCCAGCCGGTGCTCACTGCGTCTTTTGTGGCGTCGATTGCCTCGGTAAATGTTTTTGCTTGTTGGGCTGCCTTAAATGCTTTTTCAGCAACATACGAGTATTTCCCGGATAAAGCTTCTATCGCTTCGGAGGCCGTATCATATTTTCCAGCTTTAACAAGTCTATATGCTTCTTCTGAAAGCTCTGAGAATTTTCCAAATGCCGCTTCCATAACCGAAGTGTCGGCCCATTTATCTTTCAGAGTGGTGCCAAAGTTACCTATTGTAACTTGTCCCTTTTTTATCTTACCCATGGCGATACCAGTATCAATGAATATCTGTTTTAATTCTTTCGAAGCGACACCTGCAAGTTCTAAACTTTTCCAGTCCATGTATTGTAGGTGTCCAGAACTATATGACTGGTTTAGATTATACATTGCTCTACTGAATTCAGCAGCACCTTTACCAGCGTATGCCGTAGCATTCGCCACACCTGTAATCAAGGGAATAAGTTTTTCAATGTCTCCTCCGGACGAAGTCATCTGAGAAAGAGCAGCAGTCATATCGGTAAACCCATAACTTGTTTCATCCGAGAACCACATAAGCTTATCGAGATAACCGTTTACTTCGTCAAGCGATTTACCTGTTGCGTTCATGATGGTTTGGACGGATGATGTTTTCTGTTCGTATTTAGTCCAACCTGCGGTCACCTGGTCAATAGTTAGTGATTTTACTAACCGTTTGCCGGTATTAATTGCTGAGTTGGTAATATTGGTGAGGGCTGTTATAGCCATGACTTCAAGAGCAGAGAATTTAGCATGTACAGTCTGAACGGCATTACTAAGTCCTGACATGTTGACGTTTTTAGCGGCAGTACTTATGTTTTCTAAGCCTTTTGAGGCTCCGGTAAAATTCAAACTTTGCTTAAGTTTATCAAGAGTTGACATTGAAGTTTTGACGTTTGATTCAAACTGTCTATTGTTGAATTGCATTTCAACAACCCTTGAATCTATTGTTCTACTCATAGCTTAGTAACCTCCCTCCATGCTTCATTTACGATTTTGTCAAAAATAGGCTGGATAGCAGGATTAATGTAATCTCGACCCTGTACCCAGCCGCCGTTTCTAGTCCCGTGTCCATACTGTAGAATTATGGCTATTGGAACTCCATTTTGAATATTTGAGTTATAAAAAGTAATCTTTACCAATCCTTGTTTGTTGGTTATTTTATAGCTCCACGAACTGGCCGTTTCTCCAGAGTCAATAGGGGTTGCAGACGCAAGGGCGGCTACCCCCTCACGACCGTACTTGTCGAGATCTCCAAGACGAACGGTCTCTTTTGCTTTTTCCAAGAAACGTGTCAGTTTAGAGAAGTCGCCCTTTTGTCTGAAACTTATCATATGGATTCTCCTTAACTCAGTTTAGTAGCATAATCAAGGCTAATCCAGCCAGCTCCAGATTTGAGCTTACCCCAGCCTTTTGTAGATCCTGTCCCTTCAGACTCGGCTACAATAGTGAAAACGCCTTTTCCGGTGTATTTTCCAGTTTTAGCGTAATTAGTTCCAGGACCTTTGCGAATATTTAAATCCGAAATAGTTACATTGACACGATAAGGTTCAAACGGATACATTCGAACCGTTGTAGCATCATTAACCCCAAGCCGTTTATTGACTTCCGCCGCGATTTCAGGATGCTTGTTGTAGAGATATGTCCCGGGACAAGACTTATTTGCGAACCATCTATGGACTGTCATGTTTTGTTTATCAACCTGACCAATAAGCGACTTATCACCTTTCCAAAGAAGCTTCTTAATGCCGTTTCTCTTGCAAATATCAGTAACCAGATCAAGAAGAGCCGCATAAGCTTTATCATTTACTACATATGGTTCTGTTGTATCTGATGCTACTTCTATGGTAATAGCACGGTTATCGTTTTTCGCATTCGAAGAGCACCAGGAACGGTCTTTTTCTTCGACATACATTCCGATCCGACCGTCAGATCCAATACCATAATTAGAAGATGTCTTACGAGAAGCAGATGCGAAAATATCACCAAGAGTCTCCACTGAGTATTGACCAACAACACAATGAATTGTAATAGTATCAATTTTATGGTTTCTTGGGCTGGTCTTGTTTGGGCTAATTTTGGTAAAACTAACCAAAGGGCTATTACTCATGATTATTCCTCCTTGATTCTTTGAATCTGTTTAATCATTTGAACCACTTTGTCGTAACCAACCGTTGAAATTAGGAAACCAAGATACATAAGAATAACAATCTCGACTCCAACCTTCAAAGAAAAGACAATGTCGTTCATGATGATATAGATGACACAAACAGCACAAGCGATTATGACTGAAGAAACAGCGGCCAAAACATTTGAAGAATATTTAACAGTTGTCCCGTCAAGAAGCTTCTTGATTCCTTCGACCGTTAGATTTGTTACAACAGAAACAATTAAAAGTGCTGTAGTTAAAAAATAAATAGGCATGGTAAAACCTCCTTTATTAAACTGACTCATCTGAAGAAGACGAGTCAGTTTTGTTCGAGTTTTTATTTAATCTCTTTTCACGTTCTTCGAAGAATGTTTCGAAAAGAGCTTTTAAGAAATATCCAAGCATTACTCCGATGATAGTATTGGCGATGGTACTAGAAAGTGATTCTGCAATTTGTTCTTTACCCATAAAAGCAAGTATGTACGATAACTGTAAATCTATTAATGAGACAATAAGAATTACTGCAACTGCCTTTTTTGTAAAGGTTGTAAGCCACGCGTTATAGTGTTTTTGTGGTTTGTTATTCATCGCTTCACCCCTTTGTATTTAATTGTTTTCTACGAGCAGCGTTCAAAGCAGCATTACGACTCATGATCTCTTTTTTACTTCTTTTTTTAGGAGGCCGATTCTTAATGTTGCAGACCTTAATTAAAGTAAGAAGACGGTTAAGATGCCATTTTTGGCATTCAAATGGTATATTTAAAGCAATCATCCAATAATAAATAAGCTCAGCTGTAACTTGCTCTCTACTGGTTTTACTGTTTTTTTCATCCGAAAAATAAGTAGCAGTCATCGGAGCTTCTATATATCGATTAACCTCGTTAATGTTTTCATTAGTGAGGTATCGGTAGATTTCTGGATCCACGTTTTGTGTGATTGTCATGCATTTTATATAATCCAAAGTTTCTTCAAAGGTTTTTTCCTGTTTTGTTAGAAATGGTTTACACCATTTGGATTCCCATTTTGAAAGAGAGACGAGGGAATGTTCCAAAGACAGCGTCTGTTCTTTTGTGGTAACGAATTCCTGTTTCCGCTCGTCCCATAGTTCAACGGCTGGTATCGTAATTTGAAGCATTCCTCAATCCTCCTTAACTTTTTTTATTGTTGTGCAACCGGCGCTGCTATTTGAGTGGCATTCGCCGGAATGATCCCGTTCATAAACTTTGCTGCTGCATCTGCATTTGTCACTAATTCTATGAACAACTGAGAATAGGCTTCTGTCTGAGAAAAAGCAGTGGAAAGTTCTTCGGATTTAATAAACCTTTTTCCATCAGGAGACTTCTCACCGTAAGCCTTAAGAATGATTTCTTTAAAGGTCTTGATAATTTTTTCGCCGTCCTGAGCGGCGATAATCTTATTAAGCATTTGGGTCATGCCACCCGCTATGCTTAATTCCATTTCTATAATTTCTGCCTTAGAAAGATTGAAGTAGAAGTCCTCTGTTCTTTCGTTTCCGTCAAAGTCGGTGTAAGTTATTGTTTTTTTTAACATAATATTTTCTCCTTTCGATAATTAGAAATATGGAGTCGCCAGCCAATAATCCTGAATACGACTCCCACAAAAAATAAGTTTAAATATAAGTAGTTAATTAACCCTGAGCAACGGTCATAAAGTTATAAACCGCAGCACTAAGCGCCTGACCATAAATATCAACAACTCCTCCAACCGTAACAAGGTATACAGTGCTAGCTGAAAGATTCGCAGTTGGCTTGAACGTCAATACTTTACCTGTCGTGTCCCAAGTCTTTGTTCCCTCAACAAGTGTTCCGTCGTCTTTGGTGACAATGATCGACTCACGAGAAATCTTGTTGTTAAAGGTTATAACAATGCTAGAATCAACCGCAACATTTGTATCTTCATCTGCGGGGTCAATATTGACTAAGGCGAGAGCACTCGGTGCATCCGCCGCTAACAGAGTAGCTATTTCGTCAGGCAGAGGAAGTCTTGCTTCTGTTTCCTCGCCACCATACAAGATAGCTTCCAGAGCAGCTAATTTAGTTGGATCTACCTTCGTAGAGTCGATCGTAATAGAAGCAGTTGGTTTAAATCCTGTTACAGAAACAGGAGTTGTAGTGATTTCCCAAGAGAAAGTGATAGCGTCTGGACTATCATTAATAGTAGAATATCCCTTTTCCGAAGGAGCAGCAAGCGCACCATAAATGATGTGAAGCTTATAGCCGTAATCATTACCATCGACATCGTTACCGAGAGTGGTAACATAAGAAAGACCAAAGGGTTTACGAGACTGCTGTCCAATCATAACACCTGTTGCAATCTCGGCAGACCCATCACACTGAGCAAATTCATCGGGATAGGTATAAGCTTCGATAGTGGCACCGAACTCCTCGGCAGACATGAGATTAAGATACTTGATATTATCAGCATATATAGGCGTTGGCTCAGCACCAGAAGGACTTTCGGTAACGGATATAAGACCATTCCAGACAACGCCTTTCTGATAAGTACCTCCAGGTCCTTGTGGATAAAGCACGCCCTTTTTAACACCGGTTTCGTAAAAACGTTCTCCAATTTTATCCCAAACAAGTTTAGCCATATTTTTTATCCTCCTTTAATTAAAAATATAGAATGAAAACATAATGATTCAGATTGTCCGATTGAAAATGTCGATTAAATCGACAAGTAGGTAAAGCAGTGATCTTATCTACTATCGGACTATCTGGATCCTCATCAATAACTGTTACTAAATATTTTTTCTTAGATGAATAAACCCCGTCATTTGCAAACGAGTTCTCAATATTATCGAGACCGTAAACAATGGCGGGGTATTTCATCTTTACTGACTCAGGGGGTTGAAAATATACATTTCGACTTCCGAGAATATTCTCGAATAAAGTCTGTAGTTCTAGCCTACTGGGCATTGTATACACCCCCTATAGTCAGTATTAGTCTTGGGTACTGAACTTCGACATTTGTAATCTTCCATTTAACACCCATAAACTCAACGTAACGCATCGAATGAAAATTCTGATTGGCAAATGGATCGGATACAATGCTGATCTCATTTGCAACATTGATGTTGTCGTTGAGTTGATTGGCGGTTTGAAGCTTACGAGTATTTCGAATAAGATCTCCATAGTATGTTCTCTCGGTTATTTGCTCTTTCCATACACCGGGCTTCGTTTCCACCGTTTCAGCATAACCAATTACTCCGTACCATTTCGCCATTTTGAATTCTCTCCTTTGTTAATTAATCTTCTGCTGTATACTCTTTAGACTTCAACGTTGTTAGAACCGCCGCTGTGGACGAAGACGTAGTGCCCGCCTTCACATATGTCATAGTTCCAACATTAGAAGATATTACATAACTGGTCGGCAAATACTCGGTTGTGCCGTCAAGAATTACTGCACCCTTAAGGAACAAGTCCCTCAGATCATCTGCTGAGATTTTAACCTTTTTGTCGGGGTCTGCGTATGCATATACGTCATCCGCCTTAACATAAATGTATGTCTTTCTAACATGCAAATCCTCATATCTTTCATAAACTTTAGACATGTTTGCGTCCCCCTTATCAAATAAATGTTAGTTGGTTAAATAGATTTTAACCTTGGCCCGCTTCCTCGACTGTGAGTTCCAATGCGATAGCAGAGTAAGGCTTAATCAAAGCACCAGAGCAGCGAGTCTCAATAAGGTACTTTTGAGCATTGTAGTCGATATCGAAATCGTCGAACATGTTAACGGCTCCGCCTTTATCTGCGCCGATATTGTAATCAGTCAAGTTGACGATAATACCCATAAGGTTATATGTAGTACCATTGTCGACTCTACTGAGATTTTCTAATACTGGAACCGTTACTATTTCCTTAACGCGAAGAGCGGTAGCAAGCTTTGAAACGGAATCATAAATGATTCGACCAGTGGAGTCTTCCATCAACAGACAATCGGTAAGAACATCCTCAGTGGTATACAGAGTAGGTTCGCCAGAACCCTTATAGTTCTTGCGGGATTTAATGGCTGCACGAATAAAAGCCTTAGCCTTCTGGTCAGCGGTTGCGTTCGCCGCCACGGTTACAGGAGCCTTAATGGTGTATAGATCAGCGTCGGTCCAGATAGGACGAATATTCTGTTCGTTAATCTTGTCATCGGAAGAACTCAGACGACCGTCCCCAACCAGAACAGCTCTGGCGATTTCCTCATCCAACATTAGACGCATCTCTGATTTGAGCCAAGCTACAACATCGAAATCCACGATATCCACAATGTCATCACGATCCAGTTTCTGTTTCTTATAGATAGTAGTCGGGGTGGTCGTACGCTTAAGCAGAGAGAAAACTTCATCCTTCTTTAAATTGCCTTTGATATAACCTTTGGCTCTGGCATCTTCCTCTGTAATATCCGCGAAGACAGACTTAATTCTGGAGAACGGAGTGTGGTGCACAGAATTCATAACTTTCTGAACCCAACCCGTATCCCTTTGGATAAACTGAGGGGTATCAGTAACATTCTTAGCATCAGGGAACAGGTAATCGATGTGTTCGATACCATGAGCGAGAACGGCATCTCTAAGACTACCGTAACGTTTAACATCGGAGAAGATGGCCTCCACATCGGAATGAGTAAGAATATCCTTCATAGTGTCTTCTTGGTCAAATACATTATGTTTCATAGTTTTATTTCCTCCTTCATCGTTATCATCTTCAGACTCTTCTTTTTCCTCAAGAATCTGTCCAATTATAGCATATACTACCGTTTTCTGTTTTTCAGTAAGAGTGTTGAAAACGTCGGCAACGGTTTCCTCGTTTTTTTCTTTCTTTTCCACTTCCATGGTTTCTTCTTCCTCCTTCTTCTCATCTGAGTGATACATTGAAATATTTTTACCAGTATAAATAATGGCTTCCTCGTCGGATGTCTCGCCATGCCGAATAATAGTGTCGATGAAAGCTCCTGGATTTGCACCGGCTAAAACAAGACTCACTTCGCGAATGGCTCCGTGAATAACATTGGAACCATTCTGTTTTAATTGATTGGCATAGATAGATAGAGCAGTTACATCGCCATGTTCAACGAGAAGTTTTGCATTTTTTCCAGATTCTGTTTCATTGAACTTACAATAGGCATAAACTCCTTCTTCACGATTCTCAAGCAGAGCATGCCCAAGAATGTTAAGAGGATCGTTGTGCTGGTGATTCCATACAAGAGGAACCGTCTGCCCGTCGTTATGCTTAAATGCGTCTTTCATGATAGTTCTTCCGTCAGAGCATTTAAGATTGTTACGGGTAGCCCAGCCGCCGAAATCAAATGTCTTCATTTTGAATTTTCCCCCTTTATAAATTAATCTGTCCATTTGAACGTCCATTGTGTTACAGACTCAGCTGAGAATTTATAACCCTGATCCGCTACAACGGTAACAACAACTTCCGTGTCTTTCGTTATAGGATCTTGTGGACCGGATTGCACAACTAGATCGCCTATTTTATAAATGCATCCGGTTTCCGAAGGAATTGTTATAACTCCGGTAGAATCGTCAAAAGTAGGCGCAGCAGGTGTTACTTCTATTCTTGTGTCGATTTCCCACACAAATACGGATTCGGGGTCAAATTTATAACCTTCATCTGGTTTAGCCGTAATAGTAACACTTTCGACCCCAATTGCTAATGCTGTTTGGTCGCCAGGAACCAGAGGGGTCTCTGAAGAACCCTTAAAATACAACACTCCGTCTTGATCTGGTATAGTTATAACTCTTGTATCTGCTTTATAAGTTGGAGACAATGGAATTACTTCGCCATCTTCTGAAGAAAAGATATAAGTTTTAGTTTCATCATAAACAATAACATTGTATTCGTTTGTCTCTGGATTTTTTGATAGTTTGACCGGTTTGTAAAGATTGCGGCCATCGTCGATTATCAAGCCTTTTTCGAATAGGTTTTTAAGTTCGTTTTTAGACACTAAATCTTTAGGGGTCATGTCTTTTGAAAAATACAATAATTTAGTATCCAACGACGCATATATAATTGTATTTTTAACAAATTTTTCGTGATAACTAGCATAAACTTCGTTTCTCATATTATTAACCTCCCTTTATTTTTAAATTGCTTTCTCGATCTTTTCTTCAGCCACGTTGTTTGGTGGGTCAGTTGATTCACCTTTGGGTTCGCTTAGATTCTTATTCCTAAGTTCATCAGCTTTAGGATCGTCCGATGGCTTCATTCCAATAATCTGTCTAATCTCATTCGAGGTCATGATCTCGTTGCGTGTAAATTTATCTGCAATTTCTGAAATGTCGCTAACTGGAACAAGTTTAAACGGATCTCTAAAGAATGAAATCGACTGCAATTGTGACCGAGCGGTTTTGGTTAGAAACTTTCGTTTCATTTCATCAACAATAGCCGAGAGAATAGGTTCAATTGTTCGGTTGTAATAATTGAGCATTGTTTTATCGTCAGCAGTACCATCTAATATACTCTGAGTGATTCCTAACTGGCTGTATAGCATGCTCGTTAGGTATTCAATCTGTTTCATTAGATTGTTTTCGACTGGACGATTCAACTGCGTAATACGCTCTGTGCCATCGGTATAAGCAATACCATATTTTGAACCTGCTAATTGGTCTACTATATCTTGACGCCGTTTTTCAGCTTGTTGACGCCTTGCCTCAGTCTTAATAATATATGGCAATTGAATAATCAAATCCAACTTACCAGAACTGCTTTGTTCGTCTACAACATCCAAAAGGTTAAGTTTACGAATAAGTCGCTGCATAGTTGAATTTGGTTCGTTAATAACAGCGTATAGAGGATTTTCTACAATACCAACTGTACTCTTCGGTAGCATAATATCCTCTTTACGACCTGTTTTCTCATTATAAACATGAACCTTAACATGGCTTGGATACCATTCCAAAATTTTTCCGGTTCGCATTGAGAGAATATCATAAGAACCAGTAATTTCGGGATTAAAGGTTGTGTCAACTGGAACAATAGCGACACATCCTTCATCCAGCATTGACATAACTATGTCCTGAATAAAGGCTCTTCCAGTTTGATCAATGTTAGCTTCAATGGTGAGACAGTTGTTTAACCCAGAATCGATGACAGATAGGAAACGATTGTTTTTGTCAAGTCTTACATGCTGAATGCTAACTGAAGAAGCGTCTAAAGCAATCCGATTGTATACTGAAGTTACTATCGAACGCTCATTTCCGCGTGTTAGTCTCGGTCTATCCGGACGATAAGTATAGCTAATTCCAACATTTTTGTAATAATCGGTGGGGTCTTTGTTGAAAAAAGCATTCCATGCATGTTTTAATCTGGAAGTAAATGAATTCTCCATTTTGAATTACCACCCCCTTTTTTTCTAACTAGGTTTCTTAATTTTTGGAGTAGTTAAAGATTTTTCTCGGTCAAAAATAATAATTGGTGATGAAGAAATCTTTGCTAATCGATCACCATCATCAATTACCATGTTATACCCATCTTTTTTAAGCTGGTTAAAATATGCCTCTCGAAGCTCAGGCTTTGCAACCAAAAGGTAGCTAAATCGTCTATAAGCTCGATTTATGTCTTTCGGATCTGTTAGATTTTCAAGACGCTTTTTAGGTATAAACAGTAAAGGAGCTGCTTTCTTAAATGTGGCAAGAGCTTGTTTATCCTTACTCATTAACTTGACAAACTCATCCACTCTTTTCTTCTCTCCTGGCGAAACTAAAATATCTTTTACTTTGTATTCGAGATTAACATACGAATTCTTTCCAAAAAGAGAAGCATATCTTTGATAAGTCTCTATATCTTCTTTTTTAAAAGCGGCATATGCATGACCTGTTAAACCCAATTCTTTTGAAGCCCATCCTTTTGGAACGACACGATTCACGACTGTGCCTTTCTTAAGAACAATATCATCTGAATGAAAGTTTGACTTTTCTCGCAATCTTCTCTTTCCTTCAGGAGTTAAGGATCCGTCTTTGTTCTGAAACCTTCTAACACCCCATTTCATTCCAAGAATACCGTAATGATAAAGTTCGTTAGGTGTAGGAGGTGATAAATAATGCCACATTATATATCCTCCTTTATTAAAAACTTACTTTATTTGATACTCATCTTTAGACAACCATATAATATCCTCGACTTTTTCGGGAAGAATCCGTGAACCCCAAGATTTGAATCGGGCTTCATTCTTTTCTCGTTCCTGTCTGACCTTATAAGCTTTGGTTCCTAATGCCCATGTCGCAACTGGAGCCGCCATTACTGCCATTTTAATACCTTTTTGTATAATATCTTCTTTCGTTAACAATGTTTTTGTGTTAACACCTTTCTTTATTTTTCCAGTTTCGTCATAGTTTTTTGAAGCCGATTTTGCAAGAGCATCATTAATGGCAACACTTATCGCTGTTTTTCTAGCAATTTTTATAAGTTCTTTAGCAATCTGACCGCGACTCATGTTTTTATATTCGGAAATATTTCCAGTCATCATATCGAAGAATACTTTCCCAGCAAGCATTCTTGCAGCAGTCTTTCCAGCTCTAACCGCAAGAGGTTGATTACGGTATTTCATACGTCTTACGTCACTTATAGATCGTCTATTTGCTGCTGGAGTGTCATACCTTTTAATAATTTTTGTAAGTTTATCTCGATAAGCTTTTTCGTCTTCTCTTGCTTTTTTAATCTTCTGACCTAATTTTCTAACCCCATATCTGATTTTTCCGGCGGCAGTTAGAGTTCCGTCTTTGTTCTGAAACCTTCTAACACCCCATTTCATTCCAAGAATACCGTAATGATAAAGTTCGTTAGGTGTAGGAGGTGATAAATAATGCCACATTATATATCCTCCTTTACTCAAAAGCATCTTTATTAGATTTATAAGCGATATAGGCGTCCATCATAGCGGCCACAGCGTCTATCTTCTGCTCATATCGTCTCTTAAGTAATTTCCTATTACCATTCGTATCTTCAAGAGTTATACAGTTACCCATAGCAAAGCTCATCAATTCTTCGTCAAATAAAAGCATCCGCTCCTCAGAAAGCTTCTTAAGTTCACCTAAAGGAACGGACTCTGTTTTTGCACCCTGTATAACCTTTACAATACCAAATGGACCGTTTTCAGATTCCCAACGCTCTACAAATTCCTTTGCGTTATATGGGTCGTAACCAAAACATCTAACGTCATATCCACATTCTGTAATATGATTATCAAGATCATCATAAACCTCCATCATATCCAGAACAGTTCCTTCTAACACAATCAAACTACCCTCCGCCATAAACCGATCATACTTAACCCGCATAGCGGCAGGTAGTTTCATTAATGTGGTCGAAGTTATGTAGTTTCGAGTTTTTACACCGAAGCACCCATTAGCTAAAGGAAATAAAAATGTAAATGAACAGAAATCATCTCCTTGAGAAAGGTCTGCTCCAAGAGCGCAAGGCATTTGCCAATAATCTCTCTTTCTATGAGGCATCGTTTCCTCATAAGTAAAGTAGTAAGTATATCCCTCCATAGGAAGACCAAAACGCTTTGCTAAAATATCATTCCTTGCGGCCGGAGCTTTTTCTGCTCTTTCAACATCAAGTTGATATGTTTCATAGCTGACGGTCTTTCCAAGATTGGGATTAGCCTTAAGCCACATTTCAGGATTTGCGACCTCATCAATTGAATCAAGTTTATACCACCAAATAGAAACATGTGGATTGATGTAGTCTCCTTTGAGAATGTCCATCAACTCCATTTTGATTGTGTCTCCACTACCATTACGAATCGTACCCTCTGAACTAGTCGCAATGATTAGATAATCATCAACTTTAGAAGCACCCTGCTCGATGGCTCCAACGACGTCCTCTCGAATGTCTCCCGAAAGCCATTCATCAATAGTTGCCACTTTAGGTCGGAGACCTTGAAGTTTGGAAATGGACATTGGACGTATTTCTAACAAAGAGCCTGTAAGAAAATTTTCAATACCTTTCTTTGTAGAGGCTAACTTCACTCGGTTAGCTTTAGATCCAGTGGTATTTTGTAATGAGCCTTCTGTTAGAAATTTAAACAGAGGACCTCTTGATCGAGTTATAGCTGTACGAATAGGACCCATCACTTCTTCTGCTTGTTTCATTGTCGGGGCAGTTGTGATCTGATGAGTCGTTGTAGTATCTACATTTAGGAAATATGTTTGAATACAGGAATCATACAGAGATTTAGCAGCTCCTCTTCCAACTATAAGATATTGTTTATTAATCAGGCGTTTCTTAATGGTTTTTTTTACGTATCGTCCGCCGCGTCCATCTGGATTTGGTTCGTAAACACTTCTTTCAACAAAGTAATACCAACCAAAAACTTGTTCGCCCCATAACTTAAAACTATCTAACATGTGTAAGTCTCCGCCATCGGTTAAGGTTAATTCAGATTCACAAAATTTAATCCAACCTTCGACCGCTTCGTCATCATAGTAAACTCCGGGATTAGCAATGAGATCGTCTATACGGTTCATCTCCATTGAAACTTCTTTACATACTGGAATTTCTCCTCGAATTACGGCATCTCTAAACATGCCATAGTATTTTGGAACGGCTGTGTTTGATAATGCCATTTTGAATTCTCCTATCCCTTAAGTTCTTTAATGGCTAACGCTATAGACAACGCAGATCCCGTTAAAGCAAGCGTAGTTCCAGCAACATCTAATGTTTTTTTGACAAATTCTCGCCCTTTTGAAATATTCGATGTATTTTCGGATCCGAATAAATTAGCATACTGTCTCTCTAAAAGTTCACGATTGATGCGGTCACGCATTTCTTTATCCGTCATTTTAGATAGTTCCATTTTTGTGGTTTTCAGACGAGTTTCTTTTTCTATATTTTGTAATTGTTTAACCATATTAGAACTTGCATCGGTTAATTTTTTTTTGCGTTCTATGTCTTCTTTAACCCACCGGTTCGGATCTGGTTTACTGGTATCTATCCTAGAATCTTTTTTTTTAGATAGATTAGTTTGAATATCTCGTTCATAACGTTTTTTACCAGCTGGCGTAAGAGTTCCGTCTTTGTTCTGGTAACGTCTTACCCCCCATTTCATTCCGAGAATACCGTAGTGTATAAGTTCATTTTTGTTCGGACCTACGTCATCTAGCGAAAGCTCCATATCAAATGAACCCATTCTTTTTACAAACTCTTCATAATCAGACATAATTACCTCCCTCCTTTAACTAGCATCCATATGAATAACGAACATTTCTCGTTCTGCGTCCCACGCCAGCTTGGTATATGTCATTTTAGTAGGAGCTAATATAGCCTCTTGGTTACTTCGTGTATTGACTATCTTATCTCCGTTTGACGTACGTCCATCTGCTAAAATTCCAGGTGTATTTTTACAATTTATTACCATATATGTATTATAATTTTTGGCTGCGTTCGGATTTACTTTACGCCACGTGTCTATCGCAAACGATGGTGATGTAGACGTAGAATATATTCTGTTCTCGGAAAAACTTTTACCTTTAAAATTTTTATCGAACGAATCGAAAATTTTAGACAGTTCTGATTCTCCCATTTTGTCTAGTTTTTTAATAAGACCTGCTGTTGAAAATTTTAAGGTTGTAGATCGGTATACCGTCAGATTGTTAACTCTATTTTTTCTTATACTATCTTTGAGTTTCTGGGCTTCATCGGCTACATGGGATGGCTCTCCCGTAGCAAGATAATTATTTATAGTTCTAGAATATACAGCGGCATCTGTGTATTTTTTCATACGAGCTATGTCTGTTTTATTAAGATTTTCATACACTGCATTTTTATGAGATACTATACCTGTTTTATCAATTATAGAAATTAATTTTGGGTCCGTGGTTAAAACACCAGTTTTTTTAGTTTGTTCTTCTATCATACGTGCAATGTTTTTATCGGTTTGATTTTCCTTTGTGAATGCTCTCTTTATGGCGTACTTATATTCTCTAGGATTTAACCTGGCACCAATACTATACGTGGTCTCTCTTATTTTAGATTTAAGGGGTGATTCTGCTCTGAGAATTCTATCATGGCGATATCTTTTTTTACCTAATGCAGTTAGAGTTCCGTCTTTATTCTGGTAACGACGAACGCCCCATTTCATTCCTAAGACACCATAGTGTTTAAGATAATCGTAGTGGTTTAGATAATCACTCATCGTTCTCCTCCTCTCCCGAAATTGAGATCCTCCATTCTAATTCTGAAATAGTACGATTGTATGATTCCATTACAGCAGAGCTAAGTGGCGGATCGAACATTAATTTTACCTTAAGATACATATAAGTTTTTATGTGTTCTAATTTATTAGAGGTTGTAAAGTCTTCCCACTTATCAGACTTCCCGGATATGGTAAAACCTTCGGTGGGACCGACACCAATCTGAGTTAAAAATGAAAGCACAGAATTGATGTGCATGATTAAATCCGCATCGAAGTGTGTATACTCTTCCGCAATTCCGAGTAGCTTTTTAATTGATGTCAGTATACTCTCCATCTCGTCGTTAGTTTCAGATACATACGTATCGTTAACTGTGTCATTCTGGCACATTTATCGATTCCTCCTTTTATTCATGTCTCCATGGACATGTATCGTTTTTAGTTCGTTCTATCGGTGCTAGAATTAATAAACTTTCATCGCCATAGTGTATTGCATTGTGGGTTGAGTGTGTAGTAGAGATTAAGTATTCTGGGTCTAACAAAAATTCACTTTGTTCAACAATGTCCCTTGGCAGAATGGGATTCATGTGATGGATATAAATCTTTCCTCGAATCTCATAACCTTCGAGACCGAGATCACAACCATTGTCCCTTACAATTACAAAATCTCGAATAGCTTTCCATTCGGGCGACTTATAAAAGTTCTGATTTATGTATCTATCAAACCCAAATGTCTCTTCGCCAACGGTTCCGTTAAGTTTTAAATATCGGTATCGTTCCTCAAAAGTGTTCAACTTGGATAACTCTGAATAAGTTCTAATCATGTTTGTTTTGCTATCTTCTTCCAATCGTGCATTTACTCACCTCCATTAAGTTTTAAATATCGGTATCGTTCCTCAATGGATTTTTCCGTCAAAATCCGCTTTGTATGTTGTCCACTCATCCACCACCGCTGGCTGCCCGCTCTGATACGCCTCCAGTATCTCTGCGTCGCTGCGGGCGCAGGAGGAGATGCGGAGGTCGTCAATAAGAGTATTCACATTATCATAAGGATCATAAGGACAGCATCCAATTGAAATTACAGTATCAGCAAAACTTGACGGTAAACTTGGATTAGCGATGCTATCCACCTTTACCCCGTCAATAAACAAAGCCATTTCAGTAGCAGACCATTTAGCCGCAAAATAATGCCATCCTACAGAAGGTTTGGCCACAAAAATATTTTGAGCCGTACCCGCATCATTGCATATTCCAAAAACTATCTTTCCGATATGTGGGATATATGCAAGCCCATATATTCCAGCATTAACTCCATGATCAATACTCCAAATCCTACGCCAAAATGGTATTCCAGGTTGCCAGAACTGAGGCACATACACCCAGCACTCAATTGTCCCCTCCTGCGGGTTCAGTACCCCTGCTGTGGGTATGGTCAGGGTTTCGGCTGCCCTTGTGCCGTCCGTGAAGGATGTGTGGTAGGGCTTTTTCTCTGCTTGAACGGCATCGAAATATGCGAAGTTTTCAGCACTACTATTGACGATAAAGCAATATGCTGTACAGTCTGATGTAGCTATTTCTCCGGCTACAAAAAGTCTTTCCCATTCTCCGCTTCCCGTATGAAAAGCACCAGAAAAGCTTTTCCATGAATAATCCCCGCCATAGTACTCAATTATTAAATTGACTGCATCTTCCGCAAATGTTTTTGCGTAAGCTGATAGTCTAATTTGTTCCCCTGTTTGTAGGTCCACAGTGAAATACGCCCTATGTCTAGTATCCGTACCCTTTTTACATTTTACAGACGCAATCCCATGATAACTTTCAGACGTATCTCGCTCAAAAACTCCATCATAAAATTGACTAATCCATCCCGTGATTCCTGTTTCAAATGATGGGTTAGGACATAAGTTTTCCGTCCCTTCCTCCACCATAATCGCCTTGCCGAATTTGCCCGGCTCAAAGCGTGGCTTGTTTGCGGAAACTTGCGTGCCGTCGGAGAGATATGCGGGGGTGGGGCGGGTGAACTTGGCGATAGGCTGCATTTTCCCCAGATTAAATCCCATCATAATTTGCTTTTGTAATTCCAATCCTAAGCCTAGCATATGCTACACCCCCAAATAAGCCTTGATTTTTCCTCTTGAAAGTGTAATTTTTTTGAATCGTCCATATGTCACATCACCCACAGGTAATAATTCTCCTGTAAAATTATTTCCAATTATTTCTGCTCCATCATCTGTTTCATAATAAGCAATTACAGCATCGTCTAAAACCTGCAAGGCTATGTAAACCATTCCCTTTGGTGCAGCATGTTCAACCGTATCAGCGATGAATTCAAACCCTTTCCTGCCAAGACTTTCTTCTGCTAAATCAGCCACATTGATGTAGCTGTCGTCTTCTTTTAGCATTCTTCCCGAGCTTGGGGACATATTTCCTATCATATTCATTCTCCTTTCTGTTGTTTTTGTTATCTTCTTCCAATCGTGCATTTACTCACCCCCGTTAAATATACAGTCGAGACGCATCTTACCAATCATCCGAATCACCTTGCCCACTATATTTTCTCATAGCATCAAGAGCATTCTTATATAGTTCCTCTATTCTTTGCGCCGACTGTAATGATTGAGTCTTGGCCTCAATCAACTCTTTCTGTTTCATGAGAATTTCTTTTTCGATCTTCTCTTTAGTTGAACCGAGCTTTAAATAATGTGTAATGACCTGAGAAGAAGCAGTTCCTTCTAACAACTGCTTTTCAGCAAGGTCAACAGCTAAGGATATCAATTGATTTTCTCTAGCTTCTGGAGATAAAGCCGGTCTCAACTTTCTAGATTTTTCAGAAGAGGTTACATCCTTAGCTTTTTTCATCATTACAGCCTCCTCTCGTTTAATATTTGTAGAATTATTATTGTGTTTTGCTTGGAATTCACCGAGTTCATTAATACTTCTACAACACTTAACAGAGCCCATAAGGTTAACCTAAAATCTTCTGAAAGGAGAAAAGAAAGATAAATATAATCTGTTAAACCTTATGAGCCCTATTAAATGCTGTAGAAGTATGAGAATGATACCCAAAAAATACCCTCCGGAGATTTTTTTAGGGCCGCCGCGATGAGGAGAGGGGGTGCAGTTTTAGCGATACCCCCCCACTATATAAGTTAGTTACTCAATCATGTTTTTCTTTCTTTTCCACTTCCATGGTTTCTTCTTCCTCCTTCTTCTCATCTGAGTGATACGTTGTATAGTTACTTTCTTATAAATGTTTCTAAAATCGTATTTAATAATTTCATCAATTGCTCTTTCTATTTCTAATTCGTTTTCTTCTTCTGACAATTGATCTGAAGTTCGAGCAATTCTTGCTAAATACGCACAAGTATTGTAACCTTTTTCCACATCGAACAAGAACCAAGAAGTGAACTGTTCGAATGGATTGTATGGATTATCAAATGTTGTTAACATGCATTTAGACATTAACAATTCACTCCTTTCCTTTTAAATATTTTAATACGGTAGCAGAAGAAACGCCAACAGCTTTAGCTATATCAGCTGTACTGTAACCAGATGCATTCATTGCTGAAATCTTATTAATTTTAGCTGTACTTAAAGAAGTTGTTGTACGAGGAGTAGCTCGTTGTCTAAGATCATCAATGTCTGTATGATTTAGAATCTCCATGAGTTTGTTCTCGCTGATGGCTCCTGCCTGGATGGCTTCCCATTCACGATCAGTAATCTTTACGGGCTCCCTCTTGGCGCCGACAATAGCACGTGCCCTAGTTAACTCTTGTTGACTGAGTTTCTTTATTTCACCAGGAGTCATATCAGGATTCTCCTGTTTTTTAGCAGCTACAGCAGCGTTGGCTATAACTTGTGCTCTTCTTTCTCTAGGGGCATTCTTTAGTGCCACATTGAGCTTGGCTGATAGAGAATCCACCTCTGCTTGATAAGTAGCCTTTGCCGAAGAAGAATAAGCAATCTTGCCAGTGGTAACCATCTCTTTACGGGCCTGATTTGCCAGGGACTTCATCTTATTAGCATACTCGGCATAGACTCTTTCGGCCGGGGTGTTAGCATCTGACACAAGAGTAAATGCGTCATCAGTTTCCGCCATCCTAGTAGATTGTTGTGTTCTAGTTTTTACTTTTCCTGTTTTGGTAACGTATGTTTCCGCTGGTTTGTAAATGTAAGCACTTTCTGGTAAGGTGGGATTATACCAATCTTTATCTGCCTTATTGGCAACTCTATTGTATAACAGGGCTCCTTCAGGACGAGTTGGATCATACCAAGGCTTGTCTTTTATATTAATTTTTGGACTTCCTTTTCTTTTATCTACAGAAATTTCAGACTTAGCCCTGGAAATTAAAGTTGAAGCACCTTCGTGATAACGGCCGTCATCGTCATAAGTTCCTTGATACTTTTTCTTAAGAGAAGCAATACCATTGTCGATTTCACTCTTTTTATAATCAAGTTTATGCTTTTCGGCGTCAATAACAACCATGCTATGACGAACCGCTCTTGCTATTTCATCTTGTGTAGCACCTTTCAAAGTCATGTCGGTGATAAGGTTTGAAATTTTACCCATCTCCGTTTGTGTATTTTTCATATACTTCATTCCAGGTCGTTCAGGGTATTCCATTTTAGGGTCAAACCCTTCCAATCCCTTTAAAGGAGGAGTAGAAGTAATTTTTACTTTACCACCTGTAGGAATAACCATAACAGTGTCGCCATCAAAATCAGCTCCGGATAACCTCGCTGCAACTTTACTGTTAATTCCGATAGCATCTGCTGGAGTGTTTCCTAAAATCCTCCGAGCTTCTGCTTGTTTATTATTAACGGTTAGGATTGGAATCTCAAACGTTCCACCATGAGGATAACGAATAAGAGCCACTTGTTCTCCATCATCATAATTAGGAGCGTAAACCTCGTTATCCTTTATCGAAGTGAAAGGTAAAATAACATGATACTTCTGCCGTGGTAAAGCTGCTGCTTGAAGATGAACGGCTGCTGCATCGCAATCATCAGCAAAAGATTTGAGTAACGCTTTCTTTACTGTTGGATTAGTAAGTGAACAAATCTCATCAAATTCAGCTTGTTTGTCGGCAGCTGCTAAATTTAGCTGTTTCTTCATAAGTGTAATACTTTGCTTTGACAAAAACTGAGAAGGAAGACCGTCTTTCCAGTCTCTCCAATCTCCTTCTTCAGCACGCTTGTTGATGAGCGACAATTGTTTCTTACCATTTTTGTCATAATAATAGCTCTGTCCGCCCTTAACACCATCATTTTTGTCGGGATCCGTGATTCCAGCCTTAATAAGAGAACCAAAAGGATTATCAGGATCGTTGCTGATGTTTTTAAGAACGTCCATTTTTGGAACGTCTTTACTTTTATTAGTATTAAAAATAACATCGACCCCATCTGGCATGTCGTCAGAATATACAGCCATTCCTTTTATGTATTTTTTATTATCCACAAGAATACGGACCTGAGCATAATGGGATTCACCAAGAGAAAGATCTTCGACACCTCTTCGAATTTCGACGAGTCCGTCTTTTTCTGCTCCTCCTTCTTCGGCATAACGAATTTTTAATCTACTGGAGTCCATGCTCTTTGGATAGACCCATTTAGGATCAAAGGTTTCTCCACCATCATGAGACACATAATCCCTAACAGAATTAATTTTATCAAAATTATAAATTTCTTTATGCTCAGTGCCAGGAGGACAGAGAACTTTGATATTAGTTTGCTTTCCAGGATTAGTCGCTTGCGGAACACCACCGCCATAAACTTTATAACCTTCCATTTCGAGAATATAAAGAGCTTGATTCATTTTTTCTCTTGAAATTCCGAGTTCACGTTCAACCCCAACACCGACATCAATCATACCTTTTTCGTCGACTTGTTTCTTTAGAAATTCGGCAGTTTTTCTAGCCTGATTCATACGGGCTTCGGCATCTTCGTTAAGAAGGGAACGTATAGAGGAATCATTTTTATATCCCATCTTTTTCGCAATCTCATTAAGAGAATATCCCTTCTCTCTTAAACCTTTAGCTGTGGCAACTTCGAGAGATCTTCTTTCATCTTTTGCTAATCCGACTTGGGTTCTAAGTTGAGTAGTTGTTAGTCCCATGTATTCCGCTATTTCTTTCTCACTCATACCAGATTTCTTTAATTCATTTACTCTGCTAAGAAAATCGCCGCTATGCTGATATGGGTTTTTACCTGAACCCCAAGGATAACGTCCAGAACGTCTTGGCATTCCATAATGCATTAAAATTTCTTCCGCTATGGGATTCATGTTTTAATAACCCTCCTGTTCTTTGATTTTATTGATTATTTTATCAAAGGTAATAATCTTATCCATGATTGGAACAATATCCTCTGCTGTGGGTTTATGATGTAAGATTTCGTCAGACTGATAAATTCTCAATTCTATGTCAATGTCCGAAGGTCTAACTCTGTATTCCAAACAAAACAAAGCAGCATATATTTCAAGCTGTTCCATATGTGCCGGAATAACCCCAGATTTAAAATCGTGGATCCTAAGCATTTTATTTCTAAAGGAAATAGCATCGGCTGTGCCGAAGCAGTTTTCCGAATAATATAAAGGTTGCTCAGGAGTCATTTTAAATCCAATTGCATCGTTAACATACATATTCAATGTTTTTTGAGACTTGGGAAGTTTTTGTCCCAATCTAATGCATTGAGCTGCAAATTCATGAAGTTCTGTTCCTTTTTGAGCCGCTGTAAATTTCGAATATGCTTCAATTAGTTTATGTTCATCATAATTAATCCAATGGTATTTGCTAGCCCCAAGAAACGCATGTTGTCCCTCAAGGTTTAAATGCTTGTTGAAGTTCATGCAATACCTCCTCTTTATTCTCTGGACATATGAATCTTGAGAATGACATCTCATTCATAAGACCAACATAGTATTTTTGATTTGGCTGTTTCTTAGCACCTTTATGTTTTTTACATTCCAGGGTAGCCCACTTGTCTTTGTATAAAATTAATAGGTCGGGAATTCCTTGAATATAACCCGAGTCAAGTTTCATTACCATGCATCCGGGAAATATCATTTTTAGTTCTTTTATCAGACTTGATTGAAAGTCTCTTTCTAATTTGGAACTACTAGCCATAAGTGGGCCTCCTTTCTTTTTAAAAAATATGCAAACACAAAAGAGAAAGTAACGTCGGTCGCGTTATAACCCTTTCTCTTCATAAAAGAACATGTTTTTTTCGCGAAGCTAAAAAATATCCAAATAAAATAAGAGTCCATTGTTTAAGACTTCTTAGGGAGAACTTTTTAAAATATCTATTAACCTTTAAAAAATTATTTGTGGTAATAGAATTTCTTGCAAAATAATCGCTTTTTAAACTTGTGGCCAAATGCCCACTTTTTTTCGTTAATTATATATATATATATTAAACTTTTTATCACAATTAATAAGTGAAAAAAGTGGGAAAGTGGGCAGAAAGCCCGCAAACCCGCATGAATACTGGGTTTCAGCAAGCCCATTTTTGTTTTTAAAAGTGGGCAGAAAGTGGGCAAATGGCCACTTTTTCTCCCAAAATCGTCCGAAAACGCTTCAAAATTCTAACCAAAAGTGGGCATAAATTTCACAAACTGGCCAAAAGCCCACTTTGCAAAAAATAAAAGTGGGCAGAAATTATATCAATTTTCCGCTTCCTTGTTCCTTTTTTCTTTCTTCTTTTTGATGGCATCTCTCGCCGTCAGATAT